CAGATATAGGTGGTATTACTGCTAGTTCTACAGACACACTAACTAACAAAACAATAGATGCAGATGGTACAGGCAATAGTATTACTAATATTGAAAATGCAAATATTAAAGCATCTGCTGCCATTGATGCTACTAAGATAGCTGATGGTTCAGTAACAAGTGCAGAGTTCCAATATCTTGGATCTGTTACTTCAGATATTCAAACACAATTAGATGCCAAAGCAAGCAAAGGTCTAGCTGTTGCAATGGCAATCGCTTTATAGGAGAAAACATGGCACAAGATTTTGAATCGAATGGCGCACAGATAACAAACTCAGCAACTACAATATACACATCCAATAGTGATGATGCTGTTGTTGGTTTAAGACTTGCAAACATTCTAACTACTACAGTTACAGTAAGTGTATTTGTATCTGAAGGTGGTTCTACAACAAGATACCTTGTAAAAGATTTATCTATACCACCAGCAAGTTCGGTAGAACTAGTACAAGGTGGTGCTAAATTTGTATTACAAAGTGGAGATATCTTAAAAGGACAAGCTGGTACAGCAGACAGTATTGATGTATGGGTATCAGTAGTTGATTCAATTAGTACATAGGAGATAGCATGGCAACAATAACATCAGTAGGTGGTGTTCAATATATAGGTGATGCACCAGCAGGTGAAACTATACATGAACATGATTCTGAAATAAATAAAGATCAAATAATAACTAGTGCTGTTTTAGCTGGACCAATTACATTTGCAGCAACAGTTACAGTTACTGGTACACTTGTTGTTATATGACAAATAATCCATACGATAAAAATCAACCAATACATATTGATAGAGGTACTCGTAAACTTGTAGTAAAGAGTACTCAAGATACTACAAATATATTAGAAGAAAATAAATGGTCACAAAATAATATTGATCAAAAAGGTAATTTACAACGCATAGCTCAGATACCATTAATAGCTTTAAAAGTTAAAACTAAAGAACGATTTGGTCATTCTAATTATCATAAATTAAACTTAGAAGAACAAAAAAAGATTATTAAAGAAATGGTTAATAGTAATGAGTATATGTATTTTAGAACAGGAGATAAGAGGTTATAATGGCATTAGATACTTACACAAATTTAAAAACCTCTATTGCAAATTTTTTAGCTAGAGATGATCTTACATCAGAGATAGAAGATTTTATAGATCTTACAGAAGCAGACTTCAATAGAAGACTAAGAGTAAGAGCTATGGAAAGTGTTAATACTTCATTTACAATAGATGCAGAAACAGAGGCTTTACCAACAGGATTCTTACAAGTTAGAAGTTTTGTTATAACTAGTACAAGTCCAGATAGAACTTTAGAGTTATCTACACCATTTCATCAGGCTACTACAACTGGTATTACAACATCAGGCACACCTAGAATATATTCTATAGAAGGATCTAACTTTAGATTTAGTCCTGTTCCTGATACAGCAGTAACTGCTAGACTAACTTTTTATAAAGCATTTGATAGTTTAGATGGTAGTACAGCTACTAATTTTATCTTAACTAATCATCCTGATGTATATCTTTATGGTGCATTATATTTTGCATCTACATTTATTAGAGGCATGGATCAATCTACTGTAGCACAATTCAAAGCTCAATATGAAACTGCATTGCAACAAGTAGAAGAAGCTGATGCTAAAGATAAATATAATGGTTCACCTTTATTACAAAGAACTGATATAAATATTAACAATCTTGATAATGTAAAATAATGCAAGTACCTTTTGGAGAATGGTTGCCAGACCTACCTGATCATATTAATCCAGGTTCAACTGAAGCAAAGAATGTTTATCCTGCTGTAAATAGTTATAGACCTTGGAAAAGTATTACTACAGCTACAGCTAATGCATTAGACAATAGATGTCAGGGGGCTGCATCATTTACATCTGATGGTGGTAATGTAACTATCTTTGCTGGTGATTCTAGTAAGTTATATCAAATACAAGCTAACTCAGTAGTAGATGAAAGTGCTGGTGTAAGTTACAGTACAGCAGAAAATTCTTATTGGGATTTTGTAAAGTTTGGAGAAACAGTAATTGCATTTAATGGTTCTGATGCACCTAGAGCATGGTCATTAGATACTTCAACAGACTTTGCTTTGTTAGGTGGTTCACCTCCAACATTTAGACATGCAGCAGTTGTAAACAACTTTGTAGTTACAGGATTTCAACCTACCGCTCGTAATAGAGTACAATGGTCAGCAGTTAATGATGCTACATCTTGGACAACAGGAACTAACCAAGCAGACTTAGAGGACTTACCTGAAGGTGGAGTTGTTACTGGTGTTACAGGTGGACAGTTCGGTTTGATATTTCAAGAAAATAGAATTACTAGAATGGATTATAGAGGTGGTAATGTTATATTTTCTTTTAGGCGTATTGAAGATAACATAGGAGCAGTTCAAGGTAAGACAGTTATCAAAGTAGGAAACCTTGTATATTTCTTATCAGAAGATGGTTTTAGAGTTACAGATGGTAACTCATCAAAACCAATCGGTAATGGTAAAGTAGATAGATTCTTCTTTAATGATTTAAGATTTGCACATAGAGAACGAGTTAGAGCAGCTGTTGATTATAAAAATAAATTAGTATGCTGGTCATATCCATCTACTGCATCTGGTGTAACAGATAAAATTATAGTTTTTAATTATGAAACTTCTAGATGGTCTATTGTAGAACTATCACATGAAATGATATTTAACTATATATCACCTGGTTTTACTGTAGATGAATTAGATGATTATCCATCATCAGGTTCTAATAATTTAGATGCAATTAATGTTCCATTAGATAGTGATATATTTGTAGGTGGATTAAGATCATTAGGTGTATTTGATACATCACATAAGTTTGGTACATTTGAAGGTGCTAACCTTGCTTGTGAAATAGGTACAGCAGAAACAGAATTGTTTGGACAAAACAGATCACTTGTAACTCATGTTAGACCTATTGTAGATACAACATCAGCTACTGGATCTCTTACATTTAGAAATAGAGTAGGAGACTCACAATCTACTACATCACCTGTTGCAACTATGCACGCTACAGGTACAATACCATTTCATAAAAGTGCAAGATATTTTAAATTTAATATGCAAATACCAGCATCTACTACTTGGAATGATGCACAAGGTATAGACATAGAAGCAATAAAAGAAGGTTATAGATAATGTTAATAGGAAACCCAGTAGACTTTGATCGTATAAGAGCTAGATATGAAGCCCTTAAATATCCAACACCAGAACAAGCAGCATTTAATGCAACAAGAGCAAGTTATGAAGGATTACTAACTGGATCTGGTTTTGATACTGAAATGATTCCTACAACTACACCTGGACAACAAGTATCTTTTGCTGTTGATCCTGTTACTGGACAAGTAACTACACAAATACCACAATATGATATACCTAATTTTCAAACTATTTATGATGAAGGATTAGGACTTATAGGAGAAGATGGATTACCTTCAGCTGTAGAAAGTACATCTATGGGTGGTGGACAAGCACTATCTGCTAGAAGACAAAGTGATCGTGGAGGTAACTTTAGAGATAGAAATTTTATGACAGATAATCGTAATATCAATCAAATACAATCAGATTTACAAAATGCTAAACTTAGAAATGTTTTACTAGGACTTATCAATCCAGCATTTGGACTTTTAGGAACAGTAAAAACATTAGCAGATCAAAAAAAGGTTGATGATTACAGACAAAGTTTATCAGATAAAGAACAAAGCATTAAAGATAATCAAAGAATAAGTAATCTACAAAGTAGTTTTAAAGAAGACACAATAGCACCTGGTGCTGATGCAAGCACATTAGGGGGAACTGGTGGAAGACGAGGTGGAGCTGGTCCTGATGGAGGTCGTTTTGGTGGAGATAGAAATGTAGGAGATGCTAGTAATATTGGAGGAACAGGTGGTAGACGAGGTGGAGCTGGTGGATTCTAATGGCAAGTAAACAAAACTTAGAATACATCTATCAGTACATTGATAGTCCAGAAGACTTTCAAAGGATTGT